CGCGCTTGAATGATTTTGTTGTTGTCCAATACCGGAAAAATAATGACCTGTTGGCGATTGCAAAGCGTTTCGTCCGGTACACCGAGAACACGCTGACGCTGCATGAACTTAATCCAGACCAAGATATTGAAATCGCCGCAGCCGACGTTGTTGCAGTCCATTATGTAGCGAGCGTTCGCGCCGTCTGACAGAAGCCCATATATATAAAGTAACAGCCCCGCACGTTGCGGGGCTTTTTTTGTTGACAAACGTAACCGGGATAAAATAAGACAGAAACGGAACAAAGCTGGACGAAAAAGGAAATTAAGAAGATGAGTGACCAAATTTTTTACACGCCACCCGAAGCAGCAAAAGAAATTTGGGGACGCTATGGTCACAGGGAGAGGCACACAATCTACCGCTATTTACAGCACGAAGTTTTCAAGCCGATTGAGGAGGCTTCGGGCTTCAAGGTGTTGAAAGACGGCAACCGCTATTTGATTCCGGGCGGCTTGGTGAAAGCCATCAAGGAGCAGGCGGGATGAACATCTGCGTAACATGCCACGGCAACGGCTTTCTTAACTCAGACGATGGGCAAGTTGACTGCCCCACGTGCAAAGGCAGTGGAGAAATCCAAGCTCGCCATTCAATCGCGCTGGAAGCCGCCAACCTGATCTGCGGCGACCGTAGCGAGACCCACGGCCCCGTCGCTCAAAACTTTCAAAATATCGGAGCGCTTTGGGGTTCGTATCTCGGACAAGAAATTTCCGTTCTCGATGTCGGCAACATGCTGACGCTTCTGAAAATTGCGAGGACGAAAACGAACCCAACCCATCGCGACAACTATGTCGACGGTGCTGGTTATCTGGCGCTGACCGGAGAGGTGAATTTAGGAGAGGAAAATTGACATGCAGATTGTCACGGCGACAACCGACGAACATCGTCAACATAAAGTACGGGTTGATGACTTCAGGGTCATCGCTTACCAGCGACGACCGGGTTGTTGGCAGACGACGGACGACTGTCCATTCTCCGACGCCGTCGATCCTCTTGCGATGGTTCGCAAAGCTGTCGAAGCTGGTCATATGATAATGGCGCAGCGTCGCGTTGGTCCCGGTCAGTATGACCTAGTATTGAAACCAGCGAGGCACCGCCGATGATTATTTGCGATTTCTGCGGTTCCTCGACCCGCATGATCAATCACCGCTGCATCGCTTGCGGCAAGCCAATCTTCGCCGATTGGTGTACTGACGAGCGAGGCGATGTGCGTGAAATGTGCGTTACTAGGCGGGACAAGGCTGGACAAGACAGGAGCCGGTCGGTTAATAAGTAACTGACGGACTTACAAGTTATTGATTTTGTTTGATTAAAAAATTTGGCGCAATCAGGCTCATAACCTGAAGGTCAGAGGTTCAAATCCTCTCCCCGCAACCAAATTCCTCAAATGAAATCAATTAGATAAAGGGGAAGCCGTCAATGGCTTTCCCTTTTTCATGTGCGTATATGTGCTTTTTATTTTACGCGCATCTTGTAATTCCGCGTCAGGCTACTGGACAATTGCGTCTAGGATAGTAACATAGCGTTACGAACCGGAGAGGAACGACATGCGGAAAAAATCAATCGAGCGGATCAGCGACCAGCGCTACCGGGTGTTTGCTCAAGTAAACGGCAGGCGCAAGTCGCGCATAGTCGAGGGCAGCGAACGCGCTGCCAGGAGAGAACTAGAACGGATGAGGGTGCTTATGTCTGGTGCAGAATACGTTGATCCGGCGACTGCGCCGACAGTGCGAGAGGCGTGGGATGCGTTTCTTGAGCAACAGAACGAAAAGGTTCTAGGCCAAAAAGGTTTAAAAGAAGGCGAATGGAAAAATAAGGAACGTCACGGTAGACAGTTTTGCGAGGTGAAAATTAACGGCGTCCTCGTCGGGAATATGCGAACAACATCGGTGTCTGCTGATTTGTTTGAAGAGGAAATTTTAGCAAAGCTGTCTTTGGGACGCAGCGCGCCCACGATCCATAAGTTAGTCACAAATATAGGACAGGCGTTTGGCTATTTTGTGCGAAAAAAATGGGCCGCGATCAATCCGACCAGTGGAGTTTCTGTTTCGCAAAAGGGCCACAAAAAACCGCACCGCCGCATCACACCAGCAGAAATGGAATTGGTGATCCACTACGCACCGAAAAAATATCGTCTTATTATTGAAACTGCAGCGTATACCGGAATGCGGCAGGGGGAATTGAGGGCGTTGAAATGGGATGCAATCGATTGGGACGATGGCTTAATCAAAATCAATTGTGCGGTTGAACATACCACGGGAAAACTGGGAGAGCCGAAAACCGAAGCAGGGGAGCGCTTTATCGAGATTGAAGAATGGCTTTTGGATGAACTGCGAGAATGGAAACTGCGGCAGCCATTAAAGCAGCGCTTGCATAATTTAATTTTTCCAAATGAAAACGGCGAGATCGCAGGCGCTTGGGGCTGGCGCGAAAATGGTCTCAAGGCGGCTTGCGAAAAAGCTGGCGTCAAACCAATGACATTTAGAGATTTACGGAATTTCTATGTGTCTGTTCTAGTTTTTAACACGCAACTAACCGAAGCAACAATTACGGAGTTCGTTGGTCATACGGATTTCAATTTTACAAAAAAACAATATGCAAAATGGTTCAAGGACCGTGACCGGAGTGAAGACATTAAGTCACAACTACGGACAGCGTTTGGCCGATAACTAACGCGCCTCAATGGCGGTTAATCTTTTTTCGATTTTATTTATCTGATGCATCTGCGCCACGTTCGTCATCGCGCCAAAGACCGCAACGTGGACGCAGCCGCTCGTCGTCAACAGTAGCGCCAGCAGCATTCCGACAAAAATCACAGCGCCCAAAGGAGAAGACGGAGAGCCGCGCCAGCGCTGCGGTTGGTTCACTTGGTCAGACCCTTCTGCTTCTCGTAGGTGCGAAGCCCGCCAATGCCCAAAAGACCAAGCAGCACTGTCATCAGTTGATCCATCTCAAAGTCGGCTGGCGGTGGGAAGTGATGACCGAAAATCTGTCCAATCCAGGCGACCAGCGGGAAGACGACGAAGTGAAATGCGAAGGCCAGGCTACAGCACCATCCGACGCCCGGACGCCAACCGCTGACCCAGATCGATCTGTGCGCCGCTTCGACCTTGTTGATTTCCAAGTTGCCAAGCTGCCCCGCCATCGCGGCATCGACCAGCTTGCCCTCCAACTCTTGCTTTGCTTTTGCGGCGCCCGCTTTGTCAGGCACCAGCCGATCAACAACTTCGCCGACCATCGGCATAATTGCGCTGACGAGGGGGATCATTTCAGACACTCCACAGTTTCAAGCCAGGATTTTTCTTCGTTCACATATGTAAATTGGTAAGCGTGCAGTCGCGTTATGCTCGCTGTGATTTCGTCAATATGACGGAAAATCGCTAATCGTTCCGGCAGCGCGACGAGGCAAACAATGTCAGCCGTCTCGCGCGTTAGCGGGCTTTTCTTTTTGCTACCGCGCGATGTCATGAAAGCATAAATTTCATCGTTACTTGCGCTGCGCTTGCTTGCGGTTTTGACTTCAATTCTGACCGGCTCCGGCACGAAGGCGACGAGATCAAAGCCTGGCTGTTGGCTGATGACGTTTTGCACGCTCATTCTCGAAAGCGCCGCGGCGGCGATGAAATCGCCAGCGCGACCAACGTCAACATTCACGCGATAGCTCGCATTCTCGTAATCAACCGAGCGGCGCGCTGCGGCACCTGACGACGCCAGCGGCTGTCATGCATTTCGTCTGCTGCTGCTGCGAAATCCTCGCGGTGTATCGCGTCGATCATGTTGGAAAACTTGCGAAGGCGCGGCCCGCCTAAATTAAAAGCCATATTTGCCAAGATGCATTTGGCTTCGTCGGGCAACTCTTCCCAATTCATAAAAATGTTGAAGCAGTCCTCCAGGCAGTTTTTGATGTCGACTGAAAACCATTCATCGACGCGCTCCTGACTGACTGGCGTGCCGACATCAAGCGCGTATTCGGGATCGCCTTCTACGAGAAGATGCCCGATGCCAGCGGTCGGTAGTCCGAGATGGTCGAGATAAATTTCGTGCCGCACGCCCTCGTCATGTTCCAAGTCTTTTCGCAATCGATTAATCATGCGGCACCGGCGGATGTTTTCCATTGTGAGATTTCAGGTATTCGGCTCGATGCGCGTCGACATCTTTCCGCAGATGCTCGACTTCCGTTTGCATTCGCTCAAGCGAACGGTGCAGCCGTTCTCGATTGGTGGGGTCCAACATTCCGCTGATGACGGATAGACGCTGACCGACTAAATCGGTCGCCGTGTCGTTCCGGTCAAGGCGGCTGTCGAGCCTCGCCAGTTTTTCGAGCGTCTCTTTTACGAGACCTTCCAACTCGGCGACCTTCTGCCGGACGACGATAAACGAAGTGATGATGCTCGCCGCCATGCCGCCAATAGTGATAATCATGCGGGCGTCAAGTTCCATCGAGGGCATCTCCAACTAACACGGCGCATACCAATTGGCGACGCGGGTAAACCGCGACGATTGCGAATTTCCGGTCATTCTCCCAGAACTCGATCAGCGGTGTACTCGGATCAATTCGGTGCAGCAGAACGCCCCTGGCTGACGGCTCCATCTCGTCTTCCAGCAGAGCGTCGATCAGATGAACGCCGCGCCAGCATGGGTATTTCATCGTCCGAATTATCTGCGGCGGGGGGAATGAGACTGAGACCTTATCCTGGAAAGCAGGGCTCTTGGTTGTTGTCTGGCACCCCGCAGCGAAAAAAAGAGCCGCGAGTGCGGCTATTGTTTTTTTAATTTTTCCCACAGCCACTCACCCATTCGAGCCGTATACCAAAGCACGGTCATCGCTGCCGCTATCGTCGGCAACCACTCGAAAAAAGCGGCGAGCCCTGTCAGACCCGCCGCTGCGTCGCCGACATTTTTGAAGTCGTTCACGGTTTCAAGATCGCAACGCCGGTGCATCTCATTAAGTGGTCACTCCATACTTCCCAGCGAAATACGCACGGTTATTCGTCAATTGAGCGCCGGAAATTTCTGCGGTGTGCGAAACAAACTCGGCGATGGCGAAATTCGCGGGCGATGGCCCCGCCCAATTTTTTCCCAATACAAGATCGGACCAGCCGTCCGGACCTATGTTTGTTCCGCTTGCCGTCGTTCCAGCAACGCGCAGCGTTGACGAAGCGCCAGAAAATAAAGCTTCAAGCAGAAACCAGGTCCCGTCAGAGGGGGCTGTCGCCGAATTGCCCTCGGCGACGTCAGCGGCGTGTCGCAACGCCGGGGGGTACGTGGCGATATATGTATCGCTCGTTGTTACATAATGACCGACAATCATTTTACCCGAAGCAGAGCTAACATTCTTCATGACGATAAAAATGTGATTGGTCTGCGCGAGCGAATAAGACGTGTTTTCGAGGTAGTCGTCGGAACCATCAAAGTATATCGCTGGTCCGCCATTTGGTCCGCCCGTGGCCTGATAATCCGGCGCGGTCGACCCCGGCGTCAAATGCAAACTGCCAATTTGATCGTTCCATTGCGTGACCGGGTCGCCGGTGACGCCTGTGTCGGCGATGTACCTCGCATAGGCGTTTGTACTGTCGAAATCCGGGTATCCGCTGTCGTGACCCCCAAACCCGATCAACTGATTGGACTGCAGCATTTTATACGTCTTCCAAGCCGCGCAGCCTGCGCCTCGTGTTGATTTTCTCCCATAGCTCGGCTGGGAAGGATGCTCTCTTCAATTGTTTTCCGGTCGCCAAGGCAACCATCACATCTTCGACCATGCGTAACATATGACGGTCTGTATCTTTTATTCGCGCAACCTTGCGGTCAGCCAGTTCATCGGATGACAAAGCCGTGACCGACCAACCCTCAACCCGTACCGCCTCTGGGTCGACATCTGTCGACAGGTCGGACAGGTCAGGCTGAGCGACTGACGCCTGAAGCTTATGAGTGTCCGCGTCATAAACAGGCCTTGAATCAAATCTGACAGGTAGCCATACCTTGGGCTTGTTCAGGACGCGCGTCATGCTGTCCTCGGTTTTTGTTTTGAGTACTGCCCCTGTCGCCCTGTCAATCAGCTTCCAAGTGATCATGTGTCTTCTCCCGCATCGGTCGTGTAATGAAGCCAGACGCCTAACAGTCGCGCGTCTTCCGCTGCTGTGTCATTGGCGTCTGACACATCTCGGAATATACGGAAAAAATAAAGGTCAGCGTCTGCCGGTGTGCCAGCCGCAGTGATAGCCGTGCTTTCTGCGCTGACGTGCAATTCCTCCGCTGCGCCTTGGTTGGCGTCATCTACAACAACGGCTGTCCCAT